GCTGAGTGTTGCCTCATCTACAATAGGCTGACCTGTTGGTGTATGTTTCTTAGGCTTCCAGCCAAAACCAATTAAGTAATCGCCAATCTGCTTACGAGAACCTAAGTTAAAGGGCGTGACAGTATCTCTAGTTACAGGTGGGCTGCCGTTGGTTAGACCCTTGACCATCTTTGCGTACTCCTCAGTGCTGAGTCGAACACCGCTACCGTGCTGATCCTTAGCTGTCTTAGCTATTGCTCCTGCTTTTGTAAGCTGTGGAGTAAGCACCTGAGTTGTGATCGTGGGGGTGAACACCGTCTGTACTTCTGCCTCTAGATCGTGGAGCTTAGTTTCAAACATAGCCATAAGACTCATTACTTTCTCAACGTCTAACACAAAACCATTAGTGCGTTGCTGGTCTACAATCTTAGCCACTGCATGCTCTATCTTTACTGACTGTGGTGTAAAGCCACGGCTCTCAACCTTCAGTGCTTCATACACTTTGGTGTTGAGCAGTACATCGTTCTTACAATACTCCAACATCTCTGGGCTGTAGTCTTCCCACGCATCTTCTTGCTGTCCGAAGTCACCCTTCTTAAAACCTAAGCGATAGCCCCAGCCCTCTAGTCCGTGGTTGCCTTCACGGGTAGGCTTGAACAAACGAGATAGCACTAGAGTATCTACGATCTTCTTGTTGAACAGGTCTACGCCTCCTAGCTTCTTAATTACTGGGATGTCATAGCCGATTACGTTGTGACCGATCAGCTTAGTTGCCGCAGATAACATGTCGTAACCTTCCTGTAGCTGGGTGTTGTCGAATGTAAATACATCCAGCGTGTCTACGTCTTGAGCGACAATGCAATGAATCTTTGTCGGGTCTAAGCCGTCTGCTTCTATATCAAATACTAGATTGCTCATTGGGAGTAGCCTTCTTTCAATTGTTTTTCTTTGTCCTTGTCTTTCCAAATGTTGTCAGGACTTCGTTTATCTTTCAGCATCTCTCCGTAGTACTCCGACATAGCATCGAACTCTATAGCTAGAGCCATGCCAGCCACTGTATACCACGCCCAATCAAGTATCCCGACAGGTCTAAAGAGTGTTTTGTTTCTAGCTATGATGAAGTCGTTGAAGAACTTACCGTGCTCCACCATACGCGATTCATACACTAGGTCAGGCACTGTTACTCTAAGCTCACGCAGCACTTCATCAAAAGCGTGTAGCCCAAAGGGTGTTTTATTACTCATATTATATCTCCATCGAACTGCGAAGCATCATAGTCATCTGTCTCTCTAAGCCGTCCTGTCCGTCCATCGTACAATAAACTACACGCTACTCCAACATCACCAGTGTATCGGGACTTCAACACCCTGACCTTAGTGGTCGATGCTTCTATCTCATCTTCTGATTGTTGATTGCGCTCCAATGCTATGACGCAGTCAGATAGCTGAGCAATACTCTGCGATCCTCTGAGGTGTGATAGCCCTGTCTCGATACCGTTCTCATGTCCACGGTTACCTTCAACTCTACGAAGGTGAGACACTAGGATCATACCGCAACCTGTCTCCTCTACCATCGTTCTAAGGCGATGCATGATGCCGTCAATAGCTTTACGTTCATCGTTCTCTAACGTAGATAAGACGAGCATGTGGAGGTGATCTACCACAACCCACTTACAGTCTAAACCAATGATCATGTAGCGTAGCTTACTAAAGATGTCATCTAGATTGTTGACACCGTGGTGTGCATGTATCCACACACGACCTGTGTTTTCTCCCATGAATACTTTCTTGAAGCACTCGTCCAACTGGTCATCAGTGAACTCAGCCTTAACACTATCTAGGTGAAGCTTAGCGTTAGCCTCCACTGCCATGATACCTTCAGCAGTACGCGACCAGTTCTCTTCCAGAGCAACCACACCTACGTTGTCCTCGGTATGTTCTATCAGCCAGTGCTCTATCTCTCTGGTAACAGATGACTTACCTAGACCTGTACCGCCAGTAAGAGTGACCAGCTCACCCGCTCTGAGACCTTCGAGCTTCTTGTTGAGACCATTCCACGGATACGGGATGGCTGTTTTCTTTTCTGTCCTAAGCTTCTGATATGCACCGAGCTGCTCAGATAGATTCAACACACCTGCTGGCGTATAGAACTTAGCATCCCAGAAGGCACTGACGTATGCAGCATGTCTACCCTGACGTAACATATCGTTAGCGTCCTTGTAGTCCACAGGCATGGTCATTATCTTAGCTTTCTTTGGGGTAAGTAGCTTTGCAATTGCTTGCGCTCCTTCCTTACCCGCCTTGTCGTTGTCGAAGTTAATGACAACAGAGTCGAACGACTCAAGATACTCAAGGCTATTCTTAACATCACGAACACCTCCTTGTGCTCCTGACTTTATAGATACTACGGGCCACTTGCTACCCTGCATTTCATACGCTGCCATCGCATCGCATTCGCCTTCGGTCAAGGTAATGGTCTTGCCTCCAGCTTTGAATAGATTCTCTCCAAACAAACCTACTTCTTTCTGACTCCCTGTCCACGCAAAGTTCTTGTCTTGCTTACGTATCTTAGTTCCGGCATGCTCATGTCCGTTGAAGTACGGATAGTAATGCTTATCAATCTCATTGCCGTTCATCGTAGACTTAACGCCATACTTCTTAGCAGTAGCTAAGCTTATCTTGCGGTCAGTCAGCTCGTTGAAGGACGCAGTATGATCCTGTTGCACTGCTTGTGTTGCCGTCTGAATCTTATTGTTTCTTTGATACTCTTTAAATTCCGTTACGGTATCCGCTCTTTGTACTTCCGATGTACTGTAGTCTTTAAAAAACGTAGTGCAACTGAAACAGTATGCCGATCCGTCTTCGTTGATCCCCACTGCATCTGAGCTGGAGCATTCTGTACAAGGCTGTTGTGTTTTAACAAATGCCATTGCTTTATTCCTCTATAAGTGTAGCTTTCCCTGCTACTATAGCCTCTTCCTTTAGGTGGGGTTTAAGTTTGTCCATCAGTGTAATACCTGACGCGCTGTATAGTGTTGAAGTTAGTTGTGATTCTTTAAGTCTCCTAGTATTTTCGGAAAGGACAGAGAAAATACTCTGCCCCTCCGAAGATAAGAGATCGACATTATAATAAACACCGTCCATCTCAACTGTATTCATTACAGTTCATCCTCCATGTCACTCATTAGTGCCTCAAACTCTGAGCCATCAGGTGAGCCAACCTCAATGAGGTCGATGACTTGCATGGCTTGAAAGTCTAAGCCGTAGAAAGTCTTGCCCTTCCACTCTGACTGCCACTCTTTGTACTGCACCTTAACAGTGGAGCCGTTGCCGATGCGGGCATCAAGCGGGTTCTTATGTGCATCCACTAGCCGTGGAGCCTGTCGCACCATCCCGTTAGGGCCGTTGACTTTACGCTTAATCACAACTGCTGGGCCTTCATCCATCTGCTTGATAGTGAAGCCGCGTGATGCAAAGTCATCTGCCACTGCCTGATCTACAACTAAGTTAACCGAATACACTGGCTCGAAAGTAGTGTTCGGGGTGGTTACTGCTGCCCAGTATGCTGCGCCTTGTAATATTGCCATGTTAATATACCTATTGGTGGGTTGATTGAAGCTGGAGCGTACCACATGTACGCCACTAATGTCTAGCTATTTATTTCCTAGTGTGTCGCGGTCAACAATGTCTTCTTCTTTAATGAAGATACCATCGACCATCATTCCCTTGCGATCTTTAATGTCCTGATATGCGTGATCAATACAATCCTTCAGTGACAGGTTGTGCCTGACAGCGATATTAACTAACACCACAATGATGTCACCGATGTCATCAATGGGTGTCTGCCCTTTACAAATACTATCGGACAGCTCACCTAACTCCTGTATTAATTTAAGCACCTGATCCTTGTCGCTGGAACCGTGTATCAAGTTCCTCGCTACGTGCCACGATACTACGTTCTGAATTGAAAGCTCTATGCCCCTGTTCTCTTCTTGCATGTTAATCCTCCCTCATTCCTAGCACTGTGTCGTACTCAGTCTTATCAATGATGTATTGGATGACCGCCTGCTCCCGCACGTTGTACATGGAACACGCTGTCTTCAGTGGAACCTTTCCCTCAGTAACATCTACTGCTGCCTTAGCTGTAGCCATAGACTCAGGGCTAGGATTACCTTGTAAGCTCTCAGCAAACATACTCACCTCAGAGTAACGCATAAATAATAACAGTGAGTACTACACCGGACGCAAAAATCAAACCATTACGAGCAGCTAGTGTTAGACGATGGTTGAAACGGTGTGCTGCCCTGTCAAGTGCTTGAACCGTCCACACCTTTAGTCTCAACGAGATGTTTAAGCAGGCCGACTTCATCCATTCGATGCTTTCGTTTATCTTTTCTTTCATGTTGAACCTCTTTAAATTGCTGGTTAAAAATGCGATCAAAATTGTCGCCATAAGTTTTACTGTCCTTTACTCTAGACCTATCACCTTTACCGCCATGTGTTGGGTCAGTCATCATGCACTCTCCGTATAACAGATGCCAAAACTAATTAGGATGAAGGGTAAAGATATAAGTATACCCTCAAACTCTGCGATCTCTAAGTCTTCACGACCCCTCCTGCTTATCCAGACAGGCCGTGAATTAGAGAACTCTATGTCAAGTCCCACCCCATTTCTAAACTCAATGGTTAGGGACTGCCCAAATAAATTCATTGTCATACTATGCCGCCTTCATTAGTAGGTTATTTTTAACAGCATCGCGTACTACCTGCTGCCTGTCGTTCTGTACTGACGCTATGTTCGCTGCTCCTGATGAACGGACAGCACCAAAGTGCGTAGACCAATCAGTCAGTGCATTATACACAGCCCAGTAGTTAGTACCTAAACGCTTTCTATATACCTGAACGTACTTGTTCCAGATATATTCTAAGCTGCTACTTTTTCTAGGCATATCTGATAGAACCATATCGCCCTGCGTGATCCCACTTTCTATTAGACTTAAAGCTGAGCTGCACTTCAACGCCCGTGCAAAGAATTTAAATGCCTCCTTGCTTGAACACTCTGTGTTATCCCACTGCTGCCACAGGTCTCTCTCATTGTGGAATGTCTCCAATGACCGCGTGATGATACGACCACCCGCCTCAATGTCCAACGAACGTGTGTGCTTAGCACGATACACTGCTACCTCACCACCTACAAAGACTTGTAAGTTTGTACACGCACTCTGAATAGCTGCTGCGCTAATCATAAACGGCCACGTACCATCGAAAGATGAGATAGATAACAGGCTCAGTGATGCGCTGTCACCATCGCTGGTTCTATACGTGTGCTCTGGCAATGTGTATTGCACAAAGGTTCTCGCCCCATCGTGTGAAGTACGTATCTGCTCACGCATCTTGTTAATGGCAAGCCCGGATCGCTCAATGACATTGCGGGTAACATCAATCTGATGCTTAGGAGCTACCGCCTTGTAGCCGTGGCCGTGGATACCTAACTCACCACCAGTATCGGTGCGATAGATAACAGACTTAGAACTAGGGAACTCTGTGCCGTCAGCATAATAAACTAAGGGTGATGTAGCTATATCAAAGTCGGCTGACCCGTAACCCCCATCCCTTATGGCTGTAAGTGCTGTGTTGTTTGCAAACATCGGTGTAATATTATTCATTTCAATCTCCAAGATGTACTTTATGTACAAAGTTATTAAATTAATTTCGATCCTGAGTTGACAACATCCTAATCACTATTATAATAGCTACTAAGTTGCTGAGTCAACCATATGTTTAAACTATTTAATTGTTCACTTATGGAACAGCTACCGCTGGAACTACTTCTCCACTAATGTAAACATCTTCTAAGTCTTTAAAGGTTAAAGTATCTTCTAAACATCGCTTACATAATTGTTCACTGTGGATATGATCAACATAATCATTAAGGCACAGTGAACAGTTTAGAATCCGTCCGTACTTATCCGATCTTATCGTCATCTTCTACTCCCTCTATGTCTGTTACTATTTCCACGGGCGTTACCTCCACTATATGTTTGTTGTACTTCGGGTAACTTCGGTTAACTCCTGCGAACTTCAAAGCTTCTTCGGGGGTAGACGCGGCTACATCAATGTAGTAACCGCTCACTTCTCCCATCAGCACCTTGTATGTCTCTATCTTTTCTTCTGTGTCTATTGGTTTGAAGCTCACGCCTCACCTCCTAGACGCTCAAGGGCTGCTTGTTCTTCGAGGGCTTTGTGTGCCTTGCTCAGCAGTCGCATCTCTTTACTGAGTGCCACCGCACCGCGATCACTTAGCTCCACGTTGTTTAGATCATCCAACACCCCTTCGAGTGCCACTGATACCAGCTCTAACATAATGTCTGTCTCGTTTATATTTGCAGTTGTCATAGTGTTGCGCCCCTAATATTTTTGCGTAGCCATTTATCGGATAGTATTTCTTCTCTGTGCTCCAGCCTAACCAAAGGCGCAGCGGGTGTGGGTTGATGTAACATCTCGTCAGTGACATACAACTGCCGCGACAGCTTACTGTGTAGCCTTTTGTAGTCACGGCCTAAAGCCTCCGCATATTCCCACATCGTGTAGCCAACACCCGTTTGCAGCTTAGGGTTACACCCCTTATACACCAGCCGCTTAGTGCTCTTCTTTGATCCCATCATCTTTGGGTTCTCCTAAATAAGTTATGATGTAGTATGGGCTATACACCTGCCCAATCTTGTGTGCATCTTCTAGTGTTGAGGCGTACTGAGTACAGCCTGATTCGTCCCAATCAATTGCCCACATAGCTATCTCTCC